AACTGCAGGCGGTGCTTACATTGATGTTTTTGGCTACCGTCTGGAGCGCTGATCATGTATGCCATAACTACAACCAGCTACCGGTCCATCGTCTCCGCCGATGATCTGCAATCCGGCGAGTCGGCAGCTGATAAATTGTCCGCCGAATTGTTAGCGGCTCTTGCCTGTGCGGATATACGTCTGCAACGCGACAACCTGCTCCGTCTATGCGACTGGACGCAGGTTGTCGATGCGCCGCTCACTGATGCCGAGCGTGCGGCATGGCTGAGTTATCGGCAGGCGCTGCGGGGCATTCCCGATCAGCCCGGGTTTCCTACAGAGATCCAGTGGCCCGATGTGCCGGACTCTAACGTGACGTAAGCGGTGTACGTGTGCCACCTGTCCGGTAAAGCTGGCACAGCTGGCCCGGCATGCTGACTGCATGCCAAACCGTCAAAGTCATTCCAACATCGCGAGCGTGGCACCATGACGCTCGCACCCGCTGATCAGCGCATGATCGACGCCGTGCTCGACCGCGAGGGCGGTTTCAGCAATCGCGCATCCGATAAGGGCGGCCCGACCAATTGCGGAATCACTCAGGCGACGCTATCGGCGTGGCTTGGCCGTGCGGCCTCGGTGGCCGACGTGCAGGCAATGACGCGCCAGACGGCAACGGCCATCTATGTGGCCAATTACCTCGCCGCACCGGGTATCGGCTACATCGCCGACGCGGATTTGCGCGAGCTGGTATTTGATGCCGCCATCCAGCATGGCCAAGCGCGAGCCGTGCAGTGGCTGCAGGCGATTGCCGGCGTGGTGCAGGATGGCAACATCGGCAGCGTGACAGCAGGCAAGGTCAACGGCGGCAACACGGCCAGCATCTATCGCCGGTACCTGGCCAAGCGGCTGTGCTATTACGGCGAAATCATCACCGCCGATGCCAAGCGCGGCACGGCACCCAACATCGGCCAAGGGCTGAACGCGGCAGGCTGGATGAACCGCATGGCGCCCTTTGTCGAGGCGGCGCCGTGATCGGCCATGCAGACAGCGCGCACTGACATGGATCAGCCGCCGCTCAATTTTACCTGGTGGCAGCTGGTGCTGTACCCCTTGTTTGCATGCGTGGGCGGTGCGCTTGGCCATGTGTTGCGTACGCTCGATGCCGGCGGGCATATCTCGATGTGGCGCACACTGTTGGAGTCTATGGCTGCTGGCTTCGTCGGCATCCTGGTGATGCTGATCTGCCAGCAACTTCATCTATCCCCGCAATGGACCGGCGTCTGTGTAGGGGTCTGCGGTTGGCTGGGTGCAACGGTGAGCATCCGCATGCTTGAGCGCCTGGTGAGGTTTCGGCTCGGCGTGCAATCGGACGAGGGCGACCGCGCTGCAAGCATCCTCATCAATGCAACACCGCCGACCGCCGGCGACAAGGAGAATCCATGAAAAGCATTTACCTCTATGCCGGTGTGGGGCTGGTTGCGGCCGCGTTGATGACTTTGGGAGTGACCGCCGTGCATCGCTATGGCGAGGGGCGCTTTCAGGATGGCCGCAACGACGTGTTGGCCAGCGACGCCCGCGCAGCAGACAAGCTCCAAGTCGACCGCGATGCGCTCGAACACTACAGCGCGCTGGCCACCACCGCGCTCAACCAGAACCTCGGCACCCAGCTGCCGGCCATACAGGCCCAGACCAATGACACCATCGAAACGATCCGCACGGTCTATCGCGACCGTCCTACTGCTGACCTTGCTTGCTCTCGTCCTGCCAGCGTGCAAACAAGCCTCGATGCGGCCGTCGATCGCGCCAACAGCGCCGCCAGTGGTCAACTGCGACCGGACGCCAGCGCCGGCAGTGCTTCCCCACGTTCCAGCCCTGAATAGCGCTGCCGATATTCCCGTCAACGACGAGTGGAAGGCGATCGCGGTCGGCGCGTATGAGGCCGTCGTTACCATCCGCAGCGGCGAGCATGCCTGCTGGGATGCCCTGCGCCGCAAGGGCGTGATTCAGTAAGAAGGGCGACCTGTCGCGGTGCGCTAACACCACGACAAGCCGCCAACCCGCAATTGCTCTGCGAGCCAGCCGAGGCCCTCCACTCCGCGCGGAGCCCGGCGACCATACAGCCCGACAGGATCGCTCGCAATGACTACGACACCCATTATTCCGTGGATGGGCGGAAAACGCCGCCTCGCCGACAAGCTGCTGCCGTACTTTCCAGAGCACGAGTGCTATGTGGAGGTTTTCAGCGGCGGTGCAGCCCTGTTCTTCATGCGCGACCAGCCGGCGCGCGTTGAGATCCTCAACGACATAAATGGCGAGTTGGTGAACCTCTACCGTGTCGTGCAGCATCACCTTGAGGAATTCGTGCGACAGTTCAAGTGGGCGCTGTCGAGTCGGCAGGTGTTCGCCTGGCTGCAGGAAACCAAGCCGCCCACACTGACCGATATCCAACGCGCCGCTCGGTTCTTCTATCTGCAACATCACGCATTCAGCGGCAAGGTCGCAGGCCAGACTTTCGGCACCGCGACGACTGCACCACCGATCAACCTACTGCGCATCGAGGAAAACCTTAGCGCCGCGCACCTGCGCCTGACCGGCGTGATGATCGAGCAATTGCCCTGGCTGGATTGCGCCACGCGGTACGACCGTCCGCACAGCTTCCTTTACATGGACCCGCCGTACTGGCAGACCGAGGGCTACGGCGTGCCGTTCGGCTATGACCAATACTTGGCCATGGCCGCGTTCATGCGGTCGTGCAAGGGCAGGGTGATGGTGAGCATCAATGACCACCTAGACATCCGAGCCGCGTTCGACGGCATGCACATGAGGCCGCTGCGGATACGCTACAGCATGGCCAATAAACAAGGCACGCCAGCCGAGAGCCGCGAGCTGATGATCACGAATTATGAGCCGGTGGTGACTGGCGGTCTGTTTTGACTCAACTGAACGCGGTGCTTTAAGACAGCGCGGCATCCGACAGCAGCACCACTGCGCGGGCACCACCGAACAGCGATAAATCAGGTCGCAGATGAGGTTGATTGGGTACTGTGGCCTGTACGGTTACTTTGCGTTTCTTGCGTCGGCACTCCGCGGCACTCAGCTTTTGCATGACCTCGACGATGCATGGCGATAGACGCTGACTCGTTTAAAGGAGGGAGGCGCTATAAGAATTACCCTACAGACTTCGTCGCCGCGCGGTGGCACTATCAACAGTTGACGAAGGGGGCGGGGTAACCGCAGAGGGATCGTGGCTCGCAGAGGGTTGAGCGAGCCGTGATCTCACACGCGACCGGCCATAAAATCGTTTGCAAATGTCGCTCTCGCACCCTCGGCATGCGGTGCGCGCGAATCTAACCAACCAGTTTGCGGTACATGGGGAACCCAATGGATTTTGTTCGAAGCCTGTGGCTGGCGCTGTGTATCAGGAGCCCTAAATGAGCCTGGCTCCGTTTTTGGCGTCGCCCAAGATTCGTCGTTTTTTAATATTTATCGGGACGCTGTTGATAACTTCGGTGGTTATCGCCGATCCGGCAAGCTGTCCGGGGGTACGCTGCTTACCTATGATAACGGGTAATTGGCAGTTCATTTACGGTCCGCGCTACGCATCTTTTGATGCCGTCATTGCTGCAGCCCAAGCCTCTTTCAACAATGCGTACGCTCCATGCACGATAACAATTTCGCCCAACAATGAGCTCCCCGCTCTAGAAGCAACAACGGCTCTAAATGGTGTTACGCAAACTACCGGCGATACTTGGTGGAGCATATATCAAACGTATGGAACAAAATACGATATTAGATGGTACAGCTTGGGTACTTTTAGTGAATCAGGCTGAGGCTTGAGGCTCTTCAGATGCTGCAGATCATTCAATATTTCGACAAAGGGAATATTCAAGGGATTTGCGAATATGCGGAAGGTGCGCTAAAGCTCCACTTGCAGATGCTACGGCCGGGCGGCCTTGAAGGAGTGTCGGAAGCTGATAGGAAAAAAAATGAAGATGTTTACAAAATAATAGAGAAATACTTTCAACGAGAAAAAAGATGTTCGCTAGGCGATAAAAGTCTCGGGAAGTAAAAGGAAGAAAATCGGATATAGGCCTATGGGGGAAATGACCCGCTAAATGAATCCGATCCAACTGGATTGGCTCCCAAGTCTAAGCCGTGTTGGGGCGTGCAAATGGGCGGAGGTAGTAAAGGCCACTACGCGGATAGCATCTCCCGCGTTGGGCCAAATCAGCCGACATCTCAGGCATAGCTCGATCATGACAATTGCCAGGCGATATCGGGACGGGAGTAGTTAAGCGGTGTAGTTCTGGTGCGTGACCGGTTGACGCACATCATCCACAACAAATATGAATAATCGATTCAACTACCTCCGTCCCTTTAAGCGTGTCGACGGGCATGTTGCGCCGGTTTGTCGTGTATCACAGGGGAAATTAATGGATGTGGTTCGCAGCAACTTGGGACGATTGATATTACTTTTGCTATTGATCGCATGGCTGCCGTCGTGGGCTATCGCTCAAGAAAATGAGCATGGTGTTTACTCGTCGCTGCCGCAGGCACAAGAGGGATGCCTGGAAAGCGCCAATTCCAACTCACCGAGTTATACCTACCCGTATGTTTGCACGTCCACTACCGACCCTCTTAACGGATTGCGGGGCTACTTGTGGGAGTACTACCCCACTTTACCGGGGACGGCCTATACCAGTCATTGGTATTTCGACTTTGCCCCCGCTCAAAATGCACTCAGCTGTTCGAATCCCAGTCACTCCTCAAGTTATCCGTGCGTCAATTACACGCCGGCCAAGAATCTGGGTTGTGGTTGCAGCACAGCGGGCAACCAACCCAAAGTTGGCGAGCCCATCAATGTAACCACGGGAAACACCTATGCGGAACAAGACGATTTCGTACAGGGTGATCTTTCGCTGAATCGCTACTACAACAGCGACCCCTATGTGCGTGGCTCCCACGTTGGAATGCCATGGCTGACGACGTATGACAGGAGTCTTTTCTTTTCCTCGGCTTCAACCAATGCCAATGGTGACCCCCAGTCACCAACGCAGGTGGATGTACAGCGCCAGGATGGACAGGAACTGACCTTCAACAAGGCTAATGGGACCTGGCGGGGCGACTCGGATGTCGGTGACGTATTGACCGAGTTGGATGACAACAATGGCTACGTGTTGTCCTGGACGTTATTTGTTGCCGACACACGGCAATACGAGACCTATTCATCGACCGGGTCGCTGCTGTCGATCGGCGACGGCACACATACCTTACTCACACTGAGCTACACCAACGGCACGCAAACATCATCGACCGGCGCCCCTCTGGCCACGGGTCTGCTTTGGCAGGTTACGGATGCTTATGGCCGCGCTCTGTCCTTTACGTATGGCAATCCGCAGAACATAACGACTGTGACGGAGCCAGACGGCGGTGTGCTGAAGTACGGCTATAACAGCTCAGGGAATCTGATAAGTGTCACGTATCCGGATGGTTCACAGCGTCAATATCTCTATGACGAGTCCACTTACAGTGCCGCAGGCAGCAATCAAAGCAAACTCACCGGCATCCTCGACGAGAGCAACACGCGCTACACCACGTTTGGTTATCAATCCGACGGCCGCGCCATCTCCACCCAGGAAGGCAATGGCGCAAACCTGCACACCATCAGCTATACGACCAGTTATTCCACCAGCGACCCTAGCGCGGCCACGGTGACGTATCCCTTGGGTCAGCAAGCCACAGCCACGATCATGGCGCCGCAAGGCACCGCCATCATCAGCGCCATGAGCGCCCGCTGTGGTACGCAATGCGATCAGCAATATCAATCGCAGACCCTCGATGCGAACGGTTACCCAGCAATAGCCACCGATTTCAACGGCAACGTCACCGCGACCACCTACGACAGCAACGGTCTACTCGATCAGCAGGTCGATGCTTCCGGGACAAGCAGCCAACGCACCACCACGACCACCTGGAACACGACCCTACGCTTGCCACTCACGCGCACGGTGAGTAACGCCAGCGCTACCGTTGTTAGCAATACGCAATGGGTCTACAACGCCACCGGTCAAGCCCTAGCGCGCTGCGACATCGATCCGACGAATAGCGCTGCATCGGGATATGCATGCGCCGCCACCGGTACTGTCCCTGCGGGCGTACGCCGCTCCACCTACACCTACTGTACTGCCGTTGATACCACCCAGTGCCCCATCGTGGGTCTATTGCTGACCGCCACCGGTCCGCGCACCGATCTAACGCAGACCACCACCTACAGCTATTACATGACCAGCAGTGCAACGAACTGCGGTACGCCGGGCGGTGCCTGTTACCAGCCGGGCGATCTGTACCAGATCACCGATGCGCTGGGTCACGTCACCACCTACGCCTCCTACGACAGAGCCGGGCGCGTGACGCGCATCACCGATCCCAACGGGGTCAATACGGACACGACCTACACGCCGCGGGGCTGGTTGGCCTCGCGCACTGTAGGTGGCTCGGCCACCGCATTCACGTATATGCCGTATGGTGAGGTCAATACCCTCACCGATCCCAATGGGATAGTGACGACATTCGGTTATGACAGCGCGCACCGTCTGACCGACATCACCGACGCCCAGGGCAACGACCTCCACTACACCTTGGATGCGGCCGGCAACAAAACCGCGGAGCAGATCAGCACCGCCTCCGGCACCGTCGTGCACAGCCTGTCGCGCAGCTACAACGCGCTGGGCCAGATCACCGCGGTGATCGATGGCCTGAGCCAGACCGTCTTCAACGCGGGCTACAGCGACAGCTACGACGCCAACGGCAACCTGACGCACAGCGCCGATGGCCTAAGCATCCAGCGCCAGCAAAGTTACGACGCGCTCAATCGCCTGAAAAGCACCATCGACAATTACAACGGCACCGACACGGCAACGGCAAACACCACGACGACCACGAACCAGGACGCACTGGACCGCATCACCAGCATCACCGATCCCTCGAGTCTGGTCACCACCTACACCCATGACGGACTCAGCAATCTCACCGCGCTGCAAAGCCCCGACAGCGGCGCCAGTGCCTCGACGTTCGACGCAGCGGGCAATGTGCTGACCCATACGGATGCCAAGGGCATCGTGGCGACATCCACCTACGACGCGCTCGATCGCAAAACTAGCACCAGTTACACGGACACCAGGGCCAACGTTACCTACACCTACGACGAAGCCAACAGCGTCACGGGCTGTACGGCCTCTGCCTCCATCGGTCGGTTGACACGGATCGTGGAGAACGTTGTCAGTACCACCTACTGCTACGACGCGCGCGGCAATGTCATCCAGAAGACGCAGGTGGTCTCGGGGACAACCGACAGCACCTCGTACGGTTACACCGCGGCGGATCGGCTCAGTGGCGAGACCACACCCGATGGCACAGTGATCAGCTACGCCTTCAACAGCAATGGTCGCATCAGCGGTGTTCAGGTCACCCCGAGCGGCAGCACGTCCGCGTCGCCCACCGTGGTCAGCAACGTCAACTATCTGCCGTTTGGGCCAATCAGCAGCTACACGCTGGGCAACGGCCAGACGGTCACGCGCACCTACGATACCAACTACCGACTGACGGACCTGACGAGTCCCGCCTTGGCGCTGCATTTTGGCCTGGATGCGATGGGCGATATCACAGCCCTGGGCAACGCCCCGGGCGCCAATCCCGCCACCGAGAGCTATCAGTACGATCCGCTGTATCACCTCACCACTGTCACCAACAGCAGCGGCGTACTGGAGAGCTATACCTACAATCCCACCGGCGACCGATTGAGCAAGACCGCCTCGGGTCTGGCGACCGGCACGTACAGCTATACCAGTGGCACGCATCAACTCGCCAGCATCGGCAGCGCCCCCCGCGCCAACGACGCCAACGGCAACACCACCGGCAGCGTGATAGGCGGCCAGACCTACGGTTTTGCTTACGACTCACGTCAACGCATTGCACTAGCCCAAGCCAATGGGGCCACGGTCGGCACCTACCTCTACAACGCCCTCGGGCAGCGGGTATACACGTCGGCCGCCAGCCTGCGCTTCGACTACGACCAGGCCGGTCACGTCCTCGCCAACTATGGTGCGAGTAGTCGCGACTACATCTGGCTGGATGATCTGCCGGTCGCCACGGTGGACACCACGGGTAGCGGTAGCGTCACGTCCAGCACGGTCAACTACGTCACGGCTGATCAACTCGCTACCCCGAGAGTGGTTACCAACAGTGCAGGCACTGTCGTCTGGTCGTGGACCTATCAGGGCAATCCGTTTGGGGAGCAACAGCCAACATCGTCGGGCTACGTGCTCAACCTGCGCTATCCCGGGCAGTGGTATGACGCCGAAACGGGAACGGCGGACAACGGCTATCGGACCTTCGAGTCTTACTTGGGGCGCTATGCGCAGACTGATCCGACGGGGTTCAACGGCGGTATCAGCACGTATGCCTATGTCGGTAATGACCCATTGAGCCATATCGATCCGACGGGGCTTATGCCTCCGGGTATGCCGACTCCGATGGGGCCGTTCTTGCCACCGCCGTGGCTGGACCTGCCGCGTATTCCTAGAGTAGATCCTCTGACGCCAGCGGAATGTATGGCTACCTATCAAGATGATTTGACATCCAATGCGGAAATCGAAGGGGATGCATTGGACGAGTGTGAAAATGACCTTCCTTCCGAGGATGACCCTAACGGAGTAATTACATGCAGACTTTCTATTTCAGCGAGTTGGACGGCTGCGGACTATGTAGCCAGGAAGCGGCGAGATAGATGTAAGAAATCGTGCCAATAGTGAGAAAAATCACCATGAAGAAAATATCTGTTTTTTATGCTGTTTCGGCAATGATCATTCTTTCAGGTGCAGCCTTTTTCACCGGGTTGCATTGGAAGGATCATGAGGTTGGGGTGCAACTGACTAGTGCGCTGGGCACACAGCTTGTATGTGAGGCCAGCAGCTTGAAAGACGACGTAGCAGTTGCTTCGCTTCTTGATAAAGAAAATAGCGATGAGGCGAAGGATATATTGATGGTTGGGATTAAATCGAGTGTCGCCAAGCTGAAAGCCTTCGGACCATATTTAGACAAGAGCGACCAAGCTATGGTCATGGATGCACTGCAAGATGGTGAGACATACCTTTCTATGAAGCGTTCTCGCTAGTTCGAGCCAGATCGCCGTTACACGCAATAAAACACTGGGTCGGAGAGGTTCATGATAATGAACAGCCAGCTGGCGTCGGTGACCGACCCCCTTGGGCACACCACCACCTGGGGTTATACCAGTAATGGCTGCCTGAGCCAGATCACTGATGCCTTGAGCCACAGCATCACGGTCCAGTGCAATGCAGCGGGTCAACCCACGACGATCACCGACGCGCTGAGCCACACGACCACGCTGAGCTACCAGAGCTACGGCCTGCAGAGCGTGACGGATGCTCTGAGCCGCAAGACCACGTTTG